TCTCCGTGTACTGTGCGGCTATGAGGTTGATTAGCCCTTGAGCCACCATCATTAATAATTGCAACATCTACATCACTACTCAGTCTGTCTGCATTGCCATCAAGTGAATTAATTCTGGTTTCATCACAAACACCAGACGCTGACCAATTTGCATTACTCATATTGCTCGTAAATGCGTAGGTATAGTCACCAGTACCATTGTCCGTTCCCGATGCAATGTTTAGGCTGTCCGAAACGACTGCCGCATTTGAGCCAGAAAGCCAAGCCTTCGCACTACCATTAACAACAAAATCCGTAGTCACCGAACCTGCGGTGCTATGGGTCAGGGTATCTGCTATGATTGTACCAGCCATTATGCGAGGTCTCCGTGAATAGTGGAATATGTACGAGGTCTATCATTGTCAGAATCAGCATTGTTTGACCCAGTTCGTATATTAAAAGTAGATGAGGTTTGCTGTGGGCATAGAAAAGCACCAGTATATGTTAATGGGTCTGTTGAATTTCCACCAGTGCATCCACCGACAACATAGTTTGCATTTCCCATACTACTTGTAAAACCTATAGTATAGTTACCTGTTCCGTTATCTACCGTCATAGCACAGTTTAATGAATCCCTGTCGTAATCCCCAACTGCTCCTGTTGACTGACCATCAAAATTAATCCAAGCCTTACACAGCCCCTGCTGAAGATTAGTAGTCGTGCTATTACCTTCGCCTGTAACGAGGATAGACCCTGCGGTGGAGGTGCCAGTGAGTTTGTTTACTAAGATTTCACTCATGCTAGGTCTCCGTTACATATTGCACAGTTATGTAGGCCATCAGCCACGTTATTACTACTATCAGAGGTTCTCCAAGCCCTACCTGACGTTGCAGATGTATTAGTATTAAATTGATGCCTGTTATTCCTACAAATAAACCCAGCCGCCCAAGCGGCATTGTCCATATTATTAGTAAATGCGTTAGTAAAAATACCAGCAGAATCGTCCGAAATTGAAGACGTGTTAAAAGAATCATCAACAGATGGAGTGGTTTGGTCATAGTTAAACCAAGCCTTTGCCGCACTCTGATTAGTCAGCGTGACTGCACCGCCAGATGTGTTCTGGATTGTATCTGCTTTTAATGTACTCATAGTGTCACCAATGTTCCACCGCTTTCAACGGTCAATGTTACACCAGATGCTACAGTAAGTGGCCCTGTCACATTAGCGTTTTCAGTAGCAAGAATAGTTGTGTTTGCGGTTAGGGATTGTGCGTTAGTACGAAATAGACCGCCAGCTTTAAAGTTACCTTTGTTTTCAGCGGCTGGTGTAATCGTACCCGTTTGTGGTGCTAGGTAGTTTACGAAAATGTTACCTGTACCAGAGGAAGGAGCAGCAGTAAATGTTAGTGTAGTGCCATCAGGAATAGTGTATGCGGCAGTGTCTTGAACGACTCCATCTACCGAAACCAACACATCCTGCACAGAAGAAACTGTGGTAGTTAAGGTAAACGTAGTATCACTACCGTCACCATTAAAGCGTTGTACAGCTTTAGTAGCTTGATAGGAACCCGGAACTTTTTGTCCAATGTAAGGCATTGTCTATTCCCTATGCGCTGATAGTGTCAACTACAGAGACCCAAACATCTGCGCTAGATGCGGTATCACTTTGTACTTTAAGTACGTCACTTGCTTGCATTACAACTTTTGCACCGCCATCTAATACTTGCAGGGCTGACCCTACAGGAATAGGTGCATCCTTAACAATGTAGTAGTCATTAGACCCATCGTTAATAAACACATCCATTAAGATTTGTGTGGTTGTAACATTAGCAATGTTGATACCAATAAGCGCATCATCAGAGTTGGCTGTACGTAGGGTTACTGCGCCTGTACCAACATTCCTTGCAATGTTTCTTTCAAAATCCTGTGCCATAATTACTCCTAATTAGTAATATACATAATTATATCATACTTGTATTACTTTGTCAACCCTATAATGCAATTGCCATAGCTACTGCAAAGCCAGCGGTTGCACCAGCAGAGGGTAAGTTAGTCAACTGTGAACCATCTACTGCTGGTAGTCTTGCTGAACCATCTAACTGTACAGCATTGTTAGCGGATGTACCTGCAGTCAATACTGCGGCACTACCTAGCCCTATATCAGTACGTGTTTCTGATGCTGACCTACTTTCAAGTCCATTAGCAGTAAATCTAGCATACTCATCATCCGCCACAGATGAACTATCAATTTTGACTGCATTAGTATTTGAGATGCCAAAGGTTAGGGATGCTTGACCACCGATATCTGAAAGAACTTCTGCAGTTGAACGACTCTCTAAACCGTTAGCGGTAAATCGTGCATACTCATCGTCAGCTACAGAGGAACTATCTACCTTGACAGCATTAGTATTTGAAATACCAAATGTTAAAGACGCTTGTGCGCCAATGTCGGATAACACTTCAGACGTAGACCTACTCTCAAGCCCACTAGCGGTAAACCGTGCATACTCATCATCAGCAACAGAAGAACTATCAATCTTCACGGCATTGGTGTTTGATATGCCAAATGTTAGTGATGCTTGGCCGCCTATGTCAGAAAGCACTTCGGCTGCAGAACGTCCTTCAATAGCAGTACCATCAATACGTAAGAAGTCGTTGTCTGCTGCACCGCTAGTAAAGGTGGCTACATTACCACTAGATATACCAGAAGAAGGTATGTCAGAAGTCAATGCAACTGTACCAGCACTTGCTGGCAGTGTAACAGTTATGTCTGCTGTAGCAGCAGGACCAATAAGTGTTACAGCATTTGTGCCATTATCTGTGTCTTCTTTAAAGAGGATAGAGCCAGCAGCAGAAGCTGAACCTGTAAGAATAGGTGCTGTCAGGCTTTTGTTTGTCATCGTCTGTGAGCCAGTAAGCGTAGCTACTGTGCTGTCAATCGCAACAGTCAGTGTGTTACTAGAACCAGAAGTATCAATGCCTGTGCCACCAGCAATGTCTAGTGTCTCACTATCTAAGTCAATGCTAAGTGCGCCACCGCTATCACCTTGAAAGTCAAGGTCAGATGCAGTTACCTGTGCGTCTACGTATGCTTTAATAGCTTTAGCAGATGCTAGTGTAGTGTCTGTACCAGCAACGCTAGACAAGTCTGTGTCAAGAACACCTGACTTTAGGTTGTCTACCTCAATATTAGATACAGTGTTATTATCAACATCAATAGTTTTATTTGTTAATGATTGTGAACCTGCAAGGGTAGCTACAGTACTGTCAATAGCAAAAGTAACAGTATTACTTGAACCACTAGTATCAATGCCTGTGCCACCTGTAAGCGTGAGAGTCTCGCTGTCAAGGTCGATATTAAGTGCGCCACCTGAGTCTGCTTGGAAGTCAAGGTCTTGCGCTGTAATTGTTGTATCCACATATGCTTTAATCGACTGCTGTGTAGCCAACGCCGTAGCACTGTTAGAGGATAAAGTATCTTCATCTAGTATATCCGTGACTGTAGTAGTCGGCATTGCAATGCTGTCAACGTATGCAACACCATCAATATAAAGGTCTTTAAATTCTTTACCACTAGAACCTAAATCAATATCGCTATCAGTAGTAGGTTCAATTACACCGTCTTTAACTACAAACTGTTCAGTAGATGTGCTAGATACATCAATACTAAATTCAATTTGATTATTTGTGTCATCTACAACAACTTTGTTTTTAGGCGTAGCAACACCGGGGTCACCAATCAAACCAATGACTGGACCTTCTGCAGCTGTGCCGTCATGCTTATGACCTGATGTATTACTAAATACATTTACTATCTGGTCAAATTCATTATTGCTATCAGCTGCATCAATAATATCTCCATCAGTATATGAAGACTGTCTAGTATAACCTGCCATTAGCGTCTTGCTCCTGCATCAAATTCTAACTGAAATCCGCGTAATGAATAAGGTGCGGATGCTCCTCTGTCGTTTACTCGTAGTGCTATTGCAAACCCACTACCTTCAATTGATTGTCGTACAAGTGGGTTGGACTGTCCACCGTAGGTTGCTGTACCATATGCAGATGTGCCATAGATAGCAACTACAGTAGCGGTATCAAACGGGTATGCAGCAGGTCTTGCTACGTCAGGTGCTTCATAATCGTATCGTACAAACAAGTCTGCATTCACAGCAGCTTCAGGTGCATAGTTAATAATTACACGCTGAAATGTTTTACGGATACCAGCATCACCCATTGATAAATCTGGTGAACGATACTTGCCAGTAATTACGTTACCATCAAAATCGTTGCCTTGTTCTTGGCGATATACATATCCATCATAATCACCATGAAGAACTATGCTTTCACCACCAGTAACTACGAAATCTGTAGAACTAGGACGGATACCTTTTAAGTCTGAAAACTCGTAAGCGTCACCTTTACGTACAGCAATCACACCTTTAGTATTATTTCGTGTAATATCAGTGTCTGAAAAGAAAAGACGATATTGAGTTTTGTCTGGTATAATTACGCTATCATATTCAGCAACATCATTTAAACCTTCAAACCGTTGCTGTATCTGTCTACTAATTGTACCAAGTTCAACGTCACCAATTCTTTCTGTACCAGCAACTGTACGCAGTCCATCCGGTCCTAAGAATACTAAGTCACCAGCAAATTCCTGAATAGTAAAACCATTGACGCAACCAATTTCTCTAGTTACAGGTTGTACTACAAAGTCAGCAATAGTATTACCTACTAATTTAAATATGCGTTCTTCACAAAAAATGTATAGTGCATCACGAAAAGGAAACAATCCAGTAATTTTACTATCTACATTTATAGTACCTGCACCATTTGCTGCACTAAAATCATTGTCAGTAAAAGGAGCAGTAAAAGTAATTGCTTGTGGGGTACTAGACATACCAGCAAAGAATAGTGCATCTTTAAAGCCAACTACAAATTTTGGATTGGCAGGTGCGCCTGTGGCATTTAAATCTGTTACTGTACTGCCATCATACTTTGTTGCATGGTTTGCACCATCAGCCCACACAATAAAATCTGTACCAGCTAGATTATAGCGAAAGTGTGTATACTTTCCAGCACTACTTCTACCTGTATCTATTTGTGACCAAGAACCTGTTTTACCAGCTTCGTGTATCTTACCGCCACGTGCTGCAATAACTTTATTATTAAAGTGTGCGCACATTAGAACTTTTTCAGAAGCACTTGCATCTTGTGGAACAATGTTTGTATTCCATTTTGCGTAACCAGATATACGGCGATAACCACCTTTAATGTCTGGCTCAAAGTTCTGTAGTTCTAAAGCCATGCCGGGTTGCATAGCAAAGGTAGAACGGTCTAATACTAGGCCACCTTCACAAGCAAAGACAAAGGGGCTAAGTCCTGATTCATCAGCCATGTCTTATGCTCCTGATGGAAATATAGAAGTACCGTATCTCTGTGATTTTGGTAAATAAGTAGACCTTATATAGTCATAGCTGTTTAAGTACAAACTCTGCATATGTTTAATTCCATCCTCAAAACGTGCAAAGTTAATTCCATACTGCTGTGCCTCACCACGATACTGATATCCATAAGCAGTAGCACCATCTACAAGCACCTGCCGAAACTGTTCAGGTATTAATGGTACATCTGTAGCAGCTGATAGTGTTGTAGGTTTTATATAGGCATCAAACTTTAGTGTATATGCAGCGTCTGGATATGGATATAAACCGTAGTTATTATCTGGTGTTCTAAACACAAAAATAGGCACACCGCCTACGTCACTTGTTGTTTCTTGGTCAATATATTTGTCTACATATTCTTTGTAGTCAAGTACGCGCAAGCTAACGCCTGATACACTAAGGGTAGCATCTTTTGATATTCTAAATGTTTCATAGTCTGCATGATATACTGTGCTATCAAAAGCATAACGAGTAGTACCTGCGACTAATGTTTTTGTTTGTTCAGCGTGGCTAAAACCCCAACCAAACTCACGTTGAAATACATAATTAATGGCATCGTTTACCGCGTTCTTACATTGTGTTTGAAAACCTCTGGCAGTAGAAAACGAAGCACTTGTTAAAGCAACTTCGTTAAAACGAGCAAGAACTTCATTAGTAATGTCAAGATATGTGTATGCCATTATACATCCTTAAAATAGAGATGAAGGGGCAAGTTGCCCTGCCCCCTCAATTATTTAAGCTAGAGCGTCACGAGCCACGTCAGCGGCTTCCATTTCACCCATTGCGCTTACATCCATCATTACGGCAAAGACACGAATCTCACCAGCAGTAAAGGATGCACCACCACCAGCAAGGGTGAGGTCCAGAGTATCCGCAGAGCCAATAACAAGGTCAGCAGAGACAGTTACGCTAGGTGCATAAGCACCATCAGCAGCACCGTCAATGTCAAACGCTGTTACATACTCATCGGCATCTGCACCCGTGCCAAGGGCAGCGGTTGCGTCAGTACCCGTATTCTGAGTTGCACTGGAAGTAACCTGAAAACCAGCAGCAAGAATCTTGGTGTTTGCAGGAACAGTGATACACTGTACTACGTCACCGTTAGGATTAATGCTGTTAGCAGTAAGATTAATTACCTGCTCAACCATATACGGATTGCGTCCACGTTGGGAATTACCCATAGCAGGAGCAAGAGTAGCAGTAATTGTAGCCATTTTTTAAATCTCCCCTATGCTAAATGGTACTTAGCGTTCACAAGTGCTTCTGGACGAAGAATCTTGCGACCGTACAAATGCATACCACGAACAATGTCAGCAAAGCTGTCAGGGTCACGATATGTCTCAGTCTTGTTAATCTGCTCTGCAGTAGCTACAGCGGATGAATGTCCACCAACAATTACACCGTAGTTGGATGCGTTAGTACCCGTATTCATAGTTGCACTATTTACAACCTGAAAACCTGCAGCAATAATCTTTGTATTAGCAGGAACAGTGATAGCTTGTACCACGTCACCGCCAGTAGAAGAAATTGCTTGCGCAGTCAGGTCAATAGTGTTTTCAACCATATACGGATTACGTCCACGCTGAGAGTTACCAGTAGCAGATTTAAGAGTAGATGTAACTGTAGCCATTTTTCAATCCCCCCTTATACC